CGGCCATCCATTAGGGCTAGTTAGTTCTCGTATGGTTGCCACTGCTCATTTTCTTCATCCCAATACCACATGCCTTCACTTGGCATAGGTGTTGGGGCTTGCCAATCAAAGTTTTCATCTAATGACCAGGATGGATAAGGCTGTGGCGCAATAAATACATCTGAATCTGCATCATATTTATAGCCAATACCTGCGTATTGTTTTCTTATATTATTATTATATGAAGTTCTTTTACAGGTTTGACCTCTAAAATTGCCATACCAAGTTTCAGTATCTAATCCTTCTATTGTTTGTGTTTCATCAATACCTGTTATAACTTCTGTAACAATATTGTTTTCATCTAAAAATGCGTAATGTGCCATTATGCCCAACTCACATTTCCAGTGCCTGCTGTAATTGTTGTAATTTTATCTGAACCACTTGTAGAAGTAGATCCAGTTAAGCCTGCCCCAATAGTAATAGTAAAAACATTTGAGTATCTAAGAATAACAATTCCTGAACCGCCAGCGCCACCTGCGGTTATGTTAGCACCACCGCCACCGCCACCACCGCCACCACCTGTATTGGCTGTACCAGCAGTGCCATCATTGGTAGATGATGCACCACCACCGCCTCCACCTGTTCCTCCAGCACCTCCAGCAAAACTTGCACCATTACCACCGCCACCACCACCGCCACCGCCACGAGTTACAGAAGAACCGGTAATTGAAGATGCTATACCAGCACCACCTGCCCCACCAATTCCACTACCACCATTAGAACCAACAGCACCAGCACCACCAGCACCAGCGCCAGATTCACTAGTACCACCAGTACCACCATTAAAACCTTGGTTAGCCGTTGCTGTTCCACCTGCTTGGCTTACAGCACCACCACCGCCAGAACCACCATTACCGCCTTTTCCAGAAGGGCTAAGTTTTGTAGATTGTCCACCTTGACCACCACCACTTGAAGTAATAGTGCTAATTAAAGAATTATTGCCTGCTGTTGGTGCTGTTGTATTTTCACCGCGAGTACCTCCTGCACCAACTGTTACTGTGAAGTTTGTATTTTTTGCTAAGGATAAAGTACTTTCAACTGCGGATAATCCACCTGAAATATTTCCAGTACCAAAAGAAGTTCTGTAACCTCCAGCGCCACCGCCGCCACCACCCGGAGTGCTGCCATTATCACTACCACCACCGCCACCACCTGCTACTACTAAATAACTAACACTTACTGCCGATACAGATGGTTGCGTTAATATCCCTAAAATATTCATTATTTATTCGGCCACTCTACCAACTACATACCAACTATCTGTACTTACCTTAATACAAGATACTGCACCAAATGTTTTAGTAATTGTAGGATTGGTAGATGTTGTACCAGTAGAAGCAATAGTTACGCCTGATCCTTGCACAATAGATACAGTTCCAGCCGCACCAATTTTAATAACATTTATCACCGATCCAGTAGTGATTGCCACATCAGTAAAAGGCGGTATTGTAATAGTAGTTGTACCAGTATTTGAATATGTAATAAGTTTATTATCTGCATCAGTTACAACTAAGGTATCTGATGTGCCGGTAACTGCCCTAACTGAAAGGTTGGCGATAGAGTTCATCTGAGCCGCCGTTAATACCTGACCAACTGAAAAGGTTGCCATCTATCTATACTCCTTAATAAGCCAATGAATCTTCATCAAGCCTTCCATCCACATCTGATGATAGCAAAAAACCTGATGCAAAAGGTTGGGCGCAAGTAAAATTTACTAGGAAAGATTTAGGGGTGATCTGATAAGTAAGGCCTGTTATTACGCTATCTGTAACCACATTTCCTGCCGGTAAAGTCTGCGTTACCTCTATTGGATCAAATACATCTAAATTTAAAGCCGCTACCACCCGGCTAGAATCATCCTCACCAAAGGCATCAACTGTTAATGAGTTCAACTGTAAATCAATACCCTGCTCTTTTCGGCTTGCAATAATCATTTTTGCCTGATTCAGCGCATCCGCTTCTGTTTGCATAATGCCGTTTCTTACCCGGCTATGCTGAAAGTAATCATCAATGCTTGCCGTATCGCTGGCAGTTTGCCCGGTCAATCCAGTTGGGGTAACTGTTACCTTATTGATCATCTGATAATCTGAAATATCAAACTGTACTGCCTGATAGGTAACATCACCTGATCCGGGTACATCACTAAAGGCTGTTGCCACACCACCTGATGCGGTAATAATGTCAGTGCGTGATAAGAACTTTGCATAGCCGCGTTGATCCATATAAAACGCGCCTAGATCAGTGCCTTCAACTTCTTGGCATGCGGCTAATAATGATCTTGAACTACCGGCATCTGCCTGCACTGTTGTCGTTGCGGTTGTAGATATGTCACGCATACCACCTGGCCACTCACCTGCATCCAACAAAGTTGTGATTCTTTGTGCGGTAGTTTGTCCGGCAGTACCACCACTAACTGATGTAATCGTAGTTAAGTTTAATAATTGAAATCCATCTACACATGCCAAAGTTACATAGGCCGGATCAAATCCAGTAGGGCTTTGGTAATTCCATTCTTGTACATACATAGAACCTAAGTTATATGTAACACCTAAATATTCAGCAGTAAAGCGAATCTTACGCATAGGTTTGATCTTGCCATATAAAGACGATCCAGTATTGGCTGGATTAAACTCACCGGTTTCATCAACAAAAACTATTCGGGCTGTACCACCGGTAAATGAATCTGATGATCTGTTAAATGCACGCCGTATATAACATTGAGTTACAAAGTTAGTTATATCAACTACATCTGCCACGGCTGTACCTAATACGGCGGCATCTAATGGTGTTGAAGGATCATCTAACACTAATGCTGGATCAAATGAAGCACCGCCGGAGAAATCAATCTCAGCCCTGAAAATTGCCGCTGGCATTATCTTCCTAAGTTAGTTAATTGAGTTACCGCACCTGATCGGTTTAAGTTATACAAAGCATCCTGAATTACAGATTGCAATTCACCTTCTGATATAACTGATCCGGCTACATTAACATTTACAGTAGTACCCATTCCACCCATGCGATCTAATGGCACTACCGCCTCTGATCCGGCTTCACCAATTAGTGCAAGGGTTGGTTGATTTACAATACCACCATCTGCCATTTTAGGAATCCCGGCTAATATATCTTTTAATCCCTGCACGGCAGGTGCGGCCTGCCTTAATCCTTCTTGTACATTTGTACGCAATATTATTTCTTGCAATCCCTTTACGGCAGGTTGAACATTGGCAAGCATAGGTTGAATTTGCGCTCTCAATAACTCTAATTGTTTGTTTTTAAGTTCATCCATTAAACCTAACATTTTGCGTAATTCATCATTAGATTTTAACAATTGTTCTAAATACAGTTTTACCGCCGTTACGCTTATGCCCCATTTTTGAGATAACATTTCAATTTCGCCAGTGGTGATTTGGCCATCTTCAATTACCTTTAATACATCAGCATAGCGTTGCGCTTCATCAACTGCGGCTTTAGTGCCATCTGCCAACTTTTGCAATATTTTTACACGCAACTCATCTTCACCATTTAACTTACGGCTCAACGCCGCTTGTAGGTTAATGCGATCAAGATCAAACATAGCCGATAATTCAGCCTTCTTTTTTTCTAAATCCTGTTGCGCTCTTTTTTCTTTTGTTGTAGATTTTTCTCTAGCCAAAATATCAGCCTGAATTTTCTTTAATATTTCGCTGTAACTAAGTTGGCGTTTTGTAGTCTTGCTCTGTTTTTCTAGTTCACTTAAAACAGAACCGGATAACCCAAACAAACCCTTTTCTTTTAATATGCGTTCTTGTGTTAATTTATTCCCTTGTTTTTGAATTCTTTGTAAAGCATTTGAATCACCAACTAATCCTTCTAACCCAATTTGTGCTAAATCTAAATAAGCGCCCAATCCTTCTTTTGCAAATTCTAAACTCAAACCCACTGCTAAATCAGAAGCCGTAGTTGCCGCTTTTTCTAACTTTTTACCAAAAACATCTAACTCATCTGATCCAGTTGCAATAATTGAAGCGGCAGTTAAAAATCCTTGTCCTAAAGTTTCAGTGGCTTCGCCGGCACTAATTTGAAATGATTTTAATTGACCTGCAAAGGTTTTAGTTTGATCTTCTGCCGCGCCTGTATATTTATCTAAACTTTGCATTAACTTTACAAAGCCCATTGATTTGGCTTCAGCCGCCGTAAAACCAACGCCTAATTTACCAATTGCCGCATAATTTCCAATTGCCGCTTTATTTACAGCATTTAACACGCTATTTAAATCCGCGCCTGTACCGGCTGATATATCTAATGCCTTGCTTAATAAAACCTGAGATGATTGTAAATCTCCAGTTTGTGAAATCAGTTGGCGTAACGCTGGTATTAACTCATCTTCTGAAATATTGGTTGCGCTTTGTAAATCGGCTATAAAATTTCTAACACCGGGTAACTCAAACTCTTGACCAATACTTTTTAAAGATATTTGTAATTGTTTGTCTAATCTTTCCTGGGCTAAAGCCGCATCAATTGAGCGTTTAGCAAACAAAGCCATACCTGCGGCGGCGGCTATTCCACCGGCTTTAGCAAAAGCCCTTAATCTAAATGATCCAGTTGCAACTACCTTATCAAAACCTTTTAACTCTTTTGTGGCACGCTCTAAGCCTTTTTTATCAAATTTAGTAAGGAAGTTAATCGCAACATATTGACTTAATGCCATGTTTAACCTCTAAATTCTTTGCCTAGATATTTTTTAAGCACGCCGTATAGATTATCATTTACTTGGCCACCTAATTGTTGTGATGCCCTATAAATCAATCTTTTTTCTTTGTAAGCACCACTGTTGGCAGTACCTTGCAATTTACCAATAAATGATTCACTAGCATTTGGGTTACGGCTTATGCGCCTAGTTCTTGCGCGTGAGCGTGATGATCCAAACCCTGCCAACTCATAAATTATACCTGGTACAGATTTATTTATCACGGCTATTGCAGTTACACCAAATGTAACGCCTTTAATTCTTTGTACTTTACTTTTTGCCGTGCTTACTCTTATGCCGCGTATAACTTCTGTTTGCGACCATTTCCAACGGCTTCTTTTATTTTCGCCAATTGTTCTACCCCGGTGAACATTGTCATTAGCCCAACCCCATTGTGGTGGGTAGTTTGGTTCAACATCACGCCACCCTGGAAATGGTGAATGTGGTACAAAACTTTGCGCTAATTTTGCAACGGGCTTAACAGCCTTGCTTAATTCCCTTCTAAATTCTTTTTGTAACTCAGGATCTACCTTTTTCATTTTTTCAAGAAGTTCAGTTAAATTTTCAACATAGATTGATGGCACTGCCGCCAATGATCTAGTACGGCCAGGAAGTTCTGCGTATCTTGGTTTAATCATTACTTTCGCCTAACTGTTGCCTTCTTGTTGTTGTAATGGCGTTCTTGCAAGATGGCTTTAATTGCTGAATAAATCGCTGGATCAACCTCTAATAAATCTTTAGGGCTAATACCTGTTGCCACCGCCACGGATGCGACCTCATAAATTTGGCCGTGGCGGTCTATCCATTTTTTGAATCATAAACCAAATCAACATCTGAATATTGATTGATGTAATCATCACCAAAGGCTAGATCGGTTTTACCTAGATCTTTTTCCAATCTCCATGCAAACCACCACAAATCTGATTCCATTTGTAGTTCGCCTAGACGCTTACGCCACCCGGTTTTAAATTCGGATTCAAATGCCACCTTTGCGGATGGCGTAAGATCATAGGTTATTTTCTTACCATCTTTTTTAACAATTTCAATTTTGTGCATTGTCCCACCCTTTTCTTATTACGCGCTGGTTGATTTTGTTAATGCAGTTACAGGTAAAGATACTGACACGCTTGCTACCGCATCAACAGCACCATTTACAGGTGTCCATGATGAAATAAGGCATGACATTGTATAACTTGGATTTGTTGCGGTTACTGTTCCTGCTACTGGTATCAATTTGATATTCAGTTTAGTACCTAGTGCATCTTCAAACAAAGCGTTTACTGATGCGGCGGCGAAATCATTGAACAGTTCTAAATTTAGTGTAGGGCGTTCTACCCCACCTATCATATTTTGTATATTATCCCCCATGCTGGTGATTTCTACCTGATCAATTTCGCGTGCTAGGCTTACAGTGCTGACATGATCAGTAATGGTAGTTGTACCTACTATCACGGCAACTTTGTTACCCATAAATATGGCCATAGTTTTCCTCTCTTACTAACCTATCAACTCTACTGAATATTGATAACTTAGGTAATCAATATTAGCGGATGTTATTGTTCCAGGGGATGCAGACACAACCCTTAGAGTTTGTACAGCACCGCTTAATGTTTTATCAGCCTCAATCGCGGTTTTAATTGAAGTTGAACCGGATGAAGCAAGTAGCCCATCCAATCTTTCTTGCCCATTTCTTTCACTCATTCTGCCTACTACAACAATGATCTGACATGATGCAGAATCAAAACCCCGGTTTAATGTGTAATCATAGTTCATAGATAATTGGCCAACTATTGCAAAGGCGTTGTTGGTTGGAATATTTGTAGAATCAGGGACATAATCAAATACACGCAAGCCGGTTATTGCTTGCAGTGCAGTTTTCAAATTATCTCTAACTGTACTTGGGGTCATGCAACCACTTCTTTTTTATATGCTCTAACCATTGCGGTTACATCTCTACCTAGAGGTGACATTCTTACAACCCCTAAATCACCTAATCCTAAAATTCCACCTGGGGCATCTTTACGCTTGTATAGATCGGCAGTAAGAATTAAACAGGCCATATTTATATCATCCGGCACTGACGGCCAACCCCATCTTGCAGTTACCTGTACACCTGGGCGTAATCCATTTTGTGTAAGTCCTGGAAATATTGGCCATGATTCAGTATTAGATACCATTGTTAATTGGGTATATGGTCGGCTTAAAGATGGTGCGGTTAATGGGTCTAAAATATAATCTTGATTTAAAGTCAAAGTTTTTGAGTATGTGCCATTGCCATTTGAATCAGTTTTTACTACTAAATCTGTTGTGCTACCAAGATCATCTATGTAAACAAAAATATCTGAGTAAGCACGATAAAGGCGTGCTGATGCAGTTGCATCTAAATAAAATCTTCTATTAGCAATCCGGTCAATTGAGCGTGATGCTGATTCAATCAAATCTTCTAACAAATCATTATCAGTATTATCTGATATAGACATGTAGCCTTTAATTTGAGTTAATGTTGCATATCCATTTGTTATAGCCATGATCGGTATCCAAATCCTGTACTGCCCTGGGACATTAGACAAACTCCATTCATTAAATACCGATCATAGTTAGAATCCAGGCCACTGGAAGGGTAGCGGCCTGGAAACTTATTGGTTTAGAAACTTGGTGTTGCTAAACCTGTTCCGTTAATTTGTGCAACAGCCTTTGAATAACGCTCTGCGGTAAATGCTGACATACCGAATAGAACGATATTGATTGCAACCTTGCCATTTGGTTCTTCAAATGTTACATAGGTTGGTGCGGCTGGTTCTTCCCATAGATGGGTTTCGTTCAAATCAACCACAAAAATTGTATCTTGATTTGTTGATGTACCCTTATTGGTTGCAATGTTGGCATCCACAATAATTGGCAATCCTAGAATTGAATAACCTGAGTTACCATAAGTAGGCACGCCATTACCTGTACCCATTGCGTTCATAGGGTTGTATGCCTGCGGCACAATCAACGGCCTATTTGAACTATCAACACCGGCTAATAGGAATCCTAGACGGCGTGGGTGCATGATTACTGCATTTGGATTTACATAGATATTGCTTTGAATCTGTTGAATTGCATCTGCAATCTTTGGATACAAACCTGCAACTGTACCGGTTGTAGCGGTGTAAGTTACTAGAACTCCAGTTGTCATGTTTACAAGTCCTAATGGCTGGCCATTTGAGCCTGTACCATTTAGAAGTGAGTTATCCAACTTAGTGTGGTAATCACGAATCAAATCACCTAAAACGATTCCCTCAATGTTGTATCCGCGTAGTAATGCTTGCTTAGATACTGATTGTTGGCCTGCAATTGTGTTTACATTTACAGTTAGGGTTGTATCCTCAATATCTTGTGATACTGCGGCAGTGTTTTGAGATGTTTGATATGCAGTTGTAGTACCAGTATTTATCTTAGAGATAACCACTGACATACCTTGTGCAGGTAATTGATGCTTGCGTGCGGCATCCGCGAATGGGCGGCCTGCGCGTGCTAATGGTGCATATAGATCAACTAAGTATTGTGGCACTACTAAGCCTGCAAAATTGGATGTACCAACTGCACGCTTTTCAATTGCCATTTCCTGTTGATGGCGTGCAATACGCGCACCGGCTTCAGCATCAGTTTTGAATTGTGCTTTTAAAGCATCTGTTAAGAAATCATTGCTTGATCTCTCTGAGTAAGTAAGTTGTTCGCTTGTAACTATAAAGCCACCTGCGCGTGCTTCTTTCTTTGGCTCAATATTCGCATCAACTTTAGCGGCTAGATCTGCGGCTTTTTGATTGCGGATTTCAATATCGGACATCTGCTCAATTCGCTCATCCAACTTTTTGATCTCTAGGTTAAGGGCTTCTACATTAGCCAACTCAACTTCGGATAGATCGCGTGCTTCTTCTGCGGCACGATCTAAAGTTGCCTGAATTAGAGATGTCTTTGATTCGCGCTTCTCACGGAGAGAAGTTAAAAAAGTATTAGACATGGTTCTCCTGTTAGTTAGTTGTTTTAGTGAGAAGGTGTAACGCGCCGGTAATCGGGGTTAGGTGTTCTACGACTTGACAAAATTATATCTCTTTTTTTAAATCTTTTAGTATTTGTAGGGCAGTGTTAAATCTTGATTTTTCTTCTACCTGCTCTACGCTTTCAGATCGGTTTTCACCATACTCTGAAATGTTAATTGCGGTCAATTGATCCTCAGCCTGGGATTGCATTTTGTGGCAACCCATTAGTTCATTGGTATCAGTTTTTACAACTGCATACCCTTCACACTCAGGGTGGTTACTTACTACGCTGTATGGCATCTAATATCTTCCTTGCTTCATCTAGTCTAGGTGTCATTTGTGGTTGGCCATCACGCATACCTGTAATGCTGGCCAGTTCGCCATAAGCACCAAAGGTTACAAGTGATACTTCAGCCAAATGTGCTTTGATTCTTTCCATAACCCCATCAGGCCGCTTTTTATTCTTAATTGGCATAAACCCAACTGATAGTTGATCTAATGCGCCATCTTTGACTAATTCCAACGCTTCATCACCTTCACGCGTTTTTGATATTTTAAATTCTGCATATAAGCCTTCTTCGGTTTCCCTAAGTAATGTGGCACGGCCTAGTACATTGTTTTCGCCATGACCCCTAAGAAGTTTGACCCGGTGCGGTGCTTTAATAACTTCTGCAAACACGCCTTTTCTAAATACTTCAATCATTGTGCTGGTTATTCGCTGTTCTTTGTTGTAAGGCACGGCAATACCAAAAATGGTGCGGCCATCTCCATTGGCGCGTAACTCTAAATTTACTGAGTAATTTCTA